TGTAAAGTAAATATAGATGTTACAAGAGAACAGTTTTCAAACTTATAATTACGGATATCATCCTTAATAAAATTAACCTCAGCCCAAGGATTATTTTTTGTAATATCTTTATATCTATTATCTAAGTCTTTAAAAAATCCCTCTGCAATCTCTACACCAACATAAGAAGCACCAGAACAATGGTCTTTATTCTCTTCTAATAATCGTTGTGTCATCTTACCAGTTGAACAACCAATATCAACAACACTTGTATCATCTTCAATAAAGTGTCTTGATAAAGAAACAACATCAGATATAAGTTGAGAATAACCACGAATAGACTTTTCTATATGTTCATCAAATCCTTCTTCTCTATGTGCAAAAGTAAAATCAGCCATTTTTATATTCCTTAATAACATTTTCGTAAACTGAATCTGCAACTGTTTTTAGTAGTAAAGGTGGCACCATTCTACCTATACGTTCAGACTTTTGATTCCATTTACCAGTAAGAACAAAATCATCTGGTAATGATTGTATTCTTTTTAATTCACCAATAGTTAGTTTTCTAGGTTCACTCCAATGAAAAGCACCAGCAGTTGTATCATTACTACCCATTGCAGTAAGAGTAGGAGCTGGTGCATTAAGTGATACTCTTTTTAAATTAAAGTGATGACCTTTATGATGATAGTCAGCACCAGTTAAAACCTTATCTGGATTATTTGGCATCTTACTACCAGTATCTTTCCAATATGCAGTTTTAGAAAACTTTTCTGTCAAGGTATCGACTTCCTCTTTATCATACTCTAAATTATCCAAAGCATCACCTAACTTAACCATTGATTTACTTTCATTAGGGAATATACCATGAATATTCATAAAAGTCAAACCTACCTTTGTAGTAATGTCATTTCTTAATCCGATAAAGAAAACACGATTACGAGTTTGTGGTACACCAAAGTATCCACTATTTAAAACCTTTGCACATACATCATATCCTATATCTTCAAATGTATTTTGTATTTTATTAAAATATTGTTTTGCTTCACCCATAGTCAAACCAGCAACATTTTCTGCAATAATAATTTTAGGTTTAATAACATCTGCAACTCTAAGAAACTCAAAAAATAAATCCTCTACATTTGTTACTTCCTTAATATCACTATAACCTTTAGTTTTACCAAATGCATTTGCATGAGTGTTACCTTTACCATGACTTACGTTACCAGCCATACTAAATGCAGAACATGGTGGACTACCATCTAATATATCTAATTCACCAGATTTTATTCCAGTAATATCTAAAAATTCTTGACCAGATAGTTTTTTAATATCATCTGGTAATATTGGTGTCTCTGGATAGTTTTGATTATAAGTAGTTCTTGCTTCTTCTACAAACTCATTTACTGCAAGTACATTACCACCGGCAAGTTTATATCCAGTAGAACTACCACCCCCACCAGCAAAGGTTGATATTACATCAAACTTCTTTTGGGAAGATGCATCATATACATCTTTTAGTAAATAAGGTTTATATTTCAATTCATGAACTCCTCAATAGTATTTTCTTTATTATACCAATCCCTACAAACATCCATCATTCTTTTTCTATTTTTATAATTAATATTAGCATCCAACAGTAATGTTTCAAACAACTTATTAATGTTAGAACCAAGATGTAAATTTATATGTTGACGTACCTTACCATACTTTTCAAGGTTTGTAAAGTCTTTTCTTAAAATTTCTTTTTGTCTGGGAATATTTAATTCTTGCCATGAAAAATCCATAAGATACTCTCTAACTTTAGAGTCAAGAAAAGGAGTGATATGAATCTTACCGTGTTTTGTCGCTAGAGCTGTATGTTCTTTATAACCAGCGCAATCCCCATCAAGATAATTTCTTCTGTACTCATTAAATGTAGTTGGGTCTGTGTTTACCTTTTTACAATATTTTAAATGATTATTCCACTTCTTAGGATTAGAATATCTCATAACAGCAGTCTTACCATTTGGCATCAGTCCATCAGCACCCCAACCACTGGCCACATAACGCTGGTAAATTTCTGGATAAACGTATAGAAATGGGAATACACATTCAAAGTGAACCTTTTTACGACAACCTAGTTTTACTAATCTGTGCCAATCATTTATTAAATTTGATGTGGGAACAATTACACCATTAAACTCCCAACCCATTATTTCAGATACTTCTTTTGCCTTCTCATAATCGTAAGATACATCATCCTCTAAATGAAAACTATATGCAACAACTTTATATCCAACGTCATGAATCGCAGTTGCAATAGACAAACTATCAACACCACCAGACAAAAGTACAGCAACACTTTCATCTGATGGTATATTTTTACAAATGTGATTTTCTAATAGTTGTTTAATCACTCAATATAAATCCTTCTGCTTTAGCCTCAGTAGTTGTAAGAGGTAACTCTTGAATTTTTATCTCAAAAGTTTCATTCATACCCAAACCTTCTAAGTCTGCTTCAAATCTTGCTTTAAACTTCTTATATTGTTCACTACTTCTTTGAGTTTTTGTTTTGAAGTAAACTAATACTAAACCTTTTTTTGCATATTTTTTTCTTCTTATTTCCTCAAGGACTTTACCAAATTTGAATATATCAGCAGAAATTTTGTATACCCAATCATAATGGTCTGGTTCATTTTCATCTGTATAAGTAGAAACTTTTGTCAAATAGATTTTATTCAAAGTATCATCAGCTTTTAAACCATCATCACTAAAATCAATTAGATTGTCACTATACATTTTCAGTTCTAAATTTTCTAATCTTCTTGTTGCAATGGTTATTGCACTATTTATTTTCTTTGTAGATAATTTCCAGTTTTCTTTTAATTCTTTCATAATTAAATTATGTCTAAAATCTGGAATATCTTTTTTACCATCATCTGATTTTTTGAATAGTTTTTTTTGTGTAACTTGTTCATCAATCCATGTTGCAGTTGTTTCTGCACTAGTTTCTAAAGCTGGTGTTTCTGGGTCTGGATTACATCTATTACTTAAAGTTTTAAAATCTACACCTTTTAAACCTTTCCACATCTCATGTGGAACTAATAATGCATTTAATCCCATGCCTGCGTGTGAGTTTATATTACCTCTACTTCTATGGTTTCCACTAATAATAACCATACCACCTTTTTTATACTTAATACTTTTGTTATCAACAATTTCTGCATTAAGTAAAATAATTATTGGAGGCCATGAATCTGGATTTGCATCCTTATCAAACTTCTCTTTTAACACATTTACATGGTCAGCAACAAACCTTTCATCTCTTGTTTGTAAGAATTGTTCAAGTGTAATTAGTTCTTTTAATTTATCTTTTTTTATTAGTTTTTTAAGTATCCTTCTTTCGTTACGATTCATATTGTATGTTTCATCACTACAAGGGTCTTCTGCGTATTCAATTAATCTAGGTTTTAATTCATCCCACAAACCATCAAGGTCAACTGTAGATGATGCACCTTTTCCATATAAACCACCGGCATTTGAATCGTTATACCAATTTACAGACATTGCAGCCCCAATACCCTCATCAGCATTTTTTAATAATCTTGTTTCTTCTAAAGCCATTTCTTCATTACTCCCATATTTTAATATTTCAAATTCAATAATTTTTCGAGTCGCCAAATCATTTATTAACTCTTGGTTATTAGAACTATGCACATAGCTTACATCATAGTATTTTTTATGTTTTCTACCAACATAAAATTTCCATTTGTTATTTTCTTCAATCCAAACTCTGTAAATATAGACATAAGCCTTATACTCATATTCAAAATCTGGAATGATTCTTTTGATTCTTTGATTCGTCATTCTGTTAATTTAACATAAACCTTAGCTAATGTCAAGTCGCTAGCTACATTTTAATTAAAAAAATCCAGCAAATTTGATTGTTTTCCCATACTCCTATCAATATTCCAATTAATTACATTTGTAATAAAAGATAGTGGGTCAATGAAACTCTTTTCATACATAGTATCATAATCTATAAATCGGTGGATATCAAGTTCAGTTGGAAATTTACCAATAAAAGATATAACATTAGAACCAAGCTTATTCGGTTGTCGTAATTCTAAGAATTTAATTTTGTCTCCCTCTTGAATTAATTGGTACTTATTTGTTAGTTTCTTTTCTTTAATGAGATGATTGTAAAGTAAACCTCCTTTTATGTGCATTGGGGTTTTTTTAATAAAGATTGAACTACTAGACCCAAACTTTTTAAGACCGTTACAACTTCTAGGATAAGCAATCTCTTCTGGTTTAAGTTTTTTGAATTCTTCATGAAAAGAAATAAGGAAGTCATTTAGTTGTTTTTCGTCACCTCCCATTATGATAGTCAATGATTCCTTAATCTTTACACGAACTCTAGCAGGCGTGCTAGACTTGACAGCTTCTACGCCCATTACCTTTAATTGAGGTTCTTTAAAACGTACACCCTCAACATCCCATGCATTTAGAATATATCTTTTCTTTGCAGTCCAGATACCTTTGTCTGCAATTACTTCTCTTTTCATTTGCATCTTTTGGTCATATGCAGACATCATATCAGCAAGAGTTTGATAACTCCTATCAATAAAAGGTTCAATCTTTTCTTTAGCGATAGTGTCCAAGAAGTTGACAATCTTTTGTACATCACTTCCTTCTTTAAAAACACGATTAACCAATTTGTCAAAAGTAACGTATATCGAATCTGTATCACTTGCAATAACGTAATCTTCATCTTTAGTTCCTAATAGTTTGTTTAGGTATTCATTCATCTTTTTTTCAATCCAACGAATTGAAAGTTGTCCAGCTGTTGTAATACCTTCTGCGATTGCAAGGTCATAATACCGAAAGTATTGATTACCGATTGCACCATAAGCAGAGTTAAGTGAAATCTTTCTTGCCATCTGAATATTATTATAACGACTTATGTATTTTAAATACTTTGTATCCTTTGTATCTTCATATTGTTGTTTTGCTTCCAACATCTTCTTTTTATAAACAGTACGGTCATTGTAGATTTCTTGCATCATCTCTGGTAAGAAACCTTTTATATCTTTTCGATACAATGCACCATTTGGTGTAATAGTTGTGTTGTCTGGTAAATTAAGGTTAACACCTTTTAATACAGTATCAACATCAAGATTTTTCATAAACTCACCAGATACAAGTGTTTCTGGTGATAGATTATATTGCATAATTAAATGAGGGTACAAACTATTCAAATCAAATGACATAACCCATTTGTGCATACCAACTTGTGGTTCTTTTACATATGCACCCTCAAACTTTTCTGCTTTAGTACTATGTGATTTTTGTGGAATAACAATATTCTTTTTCTTTAAGTAATTGTGAATCAGAACATCCCAATATTTTACTTGACCAAATACATCTTCATAATTAACTTTTGCTTCATAAGCCATGGTCAAACAAAGTTCTAATAACTTCATCTTATCTTCAAGACGGTCAACAAGTTCAACGTCAACAATATTATATTCTAGAAAAGATTGATAGTCTTTCGTGTACCAATCTTTGAAAGTATCATAAGGATTTTCATTTTTCTTCTGACCAAGTTCTACAAATGCAATATGATTAAGTGCATAACTTTCTTGATTAGTATAAGTGAACTTACGATAAAGTTGTAAGTAGTCAAGATTTGCGATACCAGTAACATCATATACTTGTTGATTCCTACCATGTGAATATACTGTTCTTGAAGAAATTAAACCCCAAGGAGAAAACTCTTTAGCTCTATCTTCACCAAGAACTTTTGTAATACGATTGATAAGATATGGAACATCAAAAAATTCTGTATTCCAACCAGTAAGAACATCTGGATAATGTTTAGTCCAGAAAACCATAAACTCTGCAAGTAATTCATTTTCATTGGAACAGTTGATGTAAGTTATATCATCTCTATCATTTTTAAATTCACCTAAACCCCAGACAACTAACTTTTTAGTTGTTTGATTTTTGATAGTAATTGATAACATTTCTTCATTTGCAAGTTGTGGGTCTGGGAAACCATTCTCAGCTTTTGTTTCGATATCAATTGTAACTGTTAGGATTTTATCAACATCCCAATCAACTGAATTAGGATATGATTCTGAAAGGTATGTATATGCAAATCTATCTAGTCCAAAAACTAGATGAGGTTGTTGTTTATATTGTTCTATAAACTTTTTTGCATCTTTGATAGTATCAAATGGATATGCATCTGCATACTTACCATCAAGTGTTTTGTAATTAGTTTTCTTTTGTACTGGAACGTACAAAGTCGGTGAGTACTTAACCTTACGATTAACTCTTTGACCTTTTTTATATTCACGAACAAGTATTGTATTTCCCCATTGGGAAACATTTGTATAAAATTGCATAATATAGTTATATCACCTTAGTGGTTAAAAGTCAAGTCCAATTATCACGATTCATAAATGTTTTGAGAACATCTTTTAAAATACTACCACTATGAACTGAATCATATCCAACATGGCCAGGTTGAGAATTTATTTCTAAAACATAAGGTTCTTCTTTTTCTCTATCTTTAGAAACAATTAAGTCTACTCCAATCCATTTTCCATTTATTGTTTTATCAACTTTATAACAAACTTCTTCTTCAAGTTTTGTTAATTGATATTTTTCTGGTTTTGAACCTTGATGAATATTACTTCTAAAATCACCATCTGCAATATTTCTTTTCATTGCTCCCATAATTTTACCAGCAACCATTATAACACGAACATCAAATTCAATTGGAATATATTGTTGTAATATCATTCCTCTTTCAGAACCTAATTTATTAATAATTTGTGCAGAGGATAAAAGTTGAGCTTCATCATTAATTTTAAGAACACCAACTCCACCAGTTCCTAAAATTGTTTTAAGAACAACTGGAAACTTACCACCAATTCGTTGATGAATGTTTTCTAATTTATCCAAATCATTAACTAATACAGTTAAAGGTTGTTTAATATAATTATCTCGCAACCTTAAATAAGTATGATACTTATCCCAACAAATGTTATGAACTTGCATAGGATTAATAACGGTAACACCATTTAAAGTTAGTTCACGATAAAAATTTTGCCAACTTGGAAAATCATTAGATTTTGAACGATTAAATATAATTGTATTTTCATCAATTTCAAACTCTTTATCTTCTTTATCATATATAAAAAGTTTATCATCTTTTTTTATAATATATGATTCTTCTATTTTTGTTTTAAAACCAGTTAAACCTAATTCATTTCCAAACGATAACATTTTATCAGCTAGTGCATCAGTTTCCTCTTTGGAATCATCACCAACATTACTAGGGTCATTATAGACCACAACAAAGCGATACGGTTCTTCAGAAACTTGTTCATAAAGGAACTCTCTTAATGGTTTAATATGATTCATTTTATTCCTTTAACAAAGTTGATTTGTCTTTGGTAAAATACTTATTAATCATTTCTAATCTATCGTCTGCAGCTGCAAGTTTATCTAATTCTGCAATAACTGCTTCAGTAATATCAGAATGTTCACCAATACCAGCAGGCATTGTTTGATATACTTTAATATTTGCAAGATGTACTGCAATCTCACCTTCTGCTTGTTTTTTTGCAGCTTCTATAATATAATCACCAGTTTTCATATTAATCTTCCTTTTTCTTTCCTATGTTATATTTTGTCTCTAGTTTCCAATCATTTTTTTCTTTAAATGATATTACTTTTATTTGAGACAGAGGTGCAGACTTGACCTCATCTGTTTTAATAACATTTACTAAACCCCAATCTGATAAAAGATTGGCGATAGTATTTCGTCTTGCGATATCATTTTCTGAAATATTTGTGTCTTTACCATCTAATGCAAATAATTCTTTAAAATGCACTATAAAGTATTTACCTTGTTTATGTAGTATATGACATGATTGAAATAGTGTTTTTTCTTTTCTAGATGCAACACCAATTCTTGATAATGTTTCTCTTACTTTTAGAAAGTCATCTGGTTCTTTTAGACCAACCTCAAGCATTTCATCTGGTTTCCATAATGCTTCATTCATTTCTTCCCACCTTTATTTAATTTTTCTTTAATAGAGGCGATTTGTTCATCATTTAGTATGTTCAATGCAGACCTTGCTTTTTCGTTATTATAACCAAAGTATTCTTTTACATATTCTAAATTCTTTGACTTACTCGCCTTCATCCAAGTTGCAAATCTGTTTTGCTTCCTTAGACTATTTAGTAAAAAATCATATTGTAATTTATTATCCAAATGATTATTAATGTTCATCTCATTAACTAACATAATTGTATCATTAAAAGGTGCAAGACATTTATTGATTATAAAAGCTGGATATTTCTTTTCATAAAGTGGGTCATCTTTATCCATAAGATTTTCTTTAGTGGTGTTAATTGACTTTAGATATTCTTTTAATTCATACATTACTTAAACTTCACTTGTGTCATAAGTTCAGTCATACAAGCAAGAAGATTTATTTCTTGGTCTGCAACAAAAGCGGACTTGTAACTGTAATCAGCAAGTATAACAACAGCGTGGGGAATAGTAGAAGAATCCAAATTATCATAAAGGGAATCGTAAATCCTACGATAAATACGGCTTGGGTCATTATCAAGATTGTTGACAATCCATCTACGAACATTAGTAAACTCTTTTTCTTTAAGAAATCTGATAAGTTCTTTAACTGAGTCCTCAGATAAATTAACCAGTATTCCAGCATCTATTTCTCCACTTGAAGAGTATCGTTGCAGTTCATTTAAAACTCTTCTCCAATCTGGAAAAAACTTTTGTATTAAGGATGCAACTACTTTTTTATTAAATTTAATCTCTTCTTTATTTAGAATATCTTCACATCTATGCATGAAGTCCATTGCAAGTTTTGGTTTTTCTTCAGCAGGAATACGAAATTCTATAAGAGAACATCTACTATGTAATGGTTCAATGATACGATTACGAAAGTTGCAAGTTAGAATAAATCCACAGTTCTTACTAAACTCTTCTATAAAACCACGAAGTGCTGGTTGTGTAGATTGTGGATTTAGATAATCTGCTTCATCAAGTATTACATATTTTCGATTACCATCCATAGAAACAGTAGATGCAAAGTTTTTAATTTTATTACGAAGAACATCAATACCAGATTCTTCAGAACCATTAATCATCATGTAAGTACAACCAAGTTGTTCTAACATAGCTTTTGCAACTGTAGTCTTACCACAACCAGCAGAACCAGATAGTAATAAGTTAGGACAGTTTTTATTATCTACAAATTGTTGAAATGTTTTTTTTAATTCACTTGGAAGTACGGATGCATCAATTGTTTGTGGTCTATACTTCTCGACCCATAATATTTCATTCATGTATTTTTTCCTAAGCAGTTTCTAATGCGATATAGTATTCAATATTTTTATTGACATTCTTAAATCTTGAAATACCTTTTGTAGATACTTCAACATCATAGTCACCACTCAAGAGTTTTAAATTTTCAACTTTGAAGAAAAACTTTTGATTAGGTTTTGCACCTTCTCCTACTTCTATGGAAAAATTATTAGATGTATCGTTTTTTCTATCTGATACACGAAGTAACATAATACCAACATCACCAGTATCAAGAACCATATCTGGAACACCAAGAACAGAAGAAGCTTTTAATATTTGATTAAAAGTATTTTGTTTTAGAGTGAACTTTGCTTCTGCATCAGGCATAGTAATATCTGATTTAGGTGTAGTTACTACAGTTGGGTCAGAGTAAAAATATTTTAAAGATTGATAACCTTCCCACATCCTTACATTATTTTCATTAAACTCTAACTCTGGGTCATTAAATAATGACATTGCAGATAAGAACTCGGTCAAATCATAGATTGCGAATTCTTGTTCAAAATTATCTGGTAACTCTGCAATAGATACAATGTTTTTCATTTGAGACATTGTTGAAATCTTATTACCAGTTTTCACAAGTAGATTTGCATTGATAGTTGCATAATTCTTCAATACATCTCTAGTATCATTAGATAGTTTCATTACGGAAAGCTCCTATACATAATTTAAATTTACTATACTATAATATAAAAAAGAGGGAAAGTCAAGTCTCCCTCTTTATTTTTTGAGATTTACTTAATAGAAATCATTTTTGGTTTTTTTGCTTCTGGTATAATTCTTTCTAATTTTATAGTCAACATACCATTTTCAAGTTTTGCATCATTTACAAGGATATCATCTGCAAGTGTAAACTTTCTATTGAAGTTTCTTTGCGAAATACCTTTGTAAACTGTAAACTCGTCAGTCGCACCTTTATCCTTATCCTTAACTGATTTTACAGTAAGTACACCCTCTGCAACTTCAATTTCAATATCTTTTTTATCGAAACCAGCAAGCGCCATTTCAATTTCAAATTTATAATCTTCCGTCTTTTGAATATTGTAAGGTGGATAACCAGTTGATTCCATTTGGTGAGTTGCATAATCGAACAATCTGTCGAATGTTCTATCAAAGCCCACGGCATATGGTGTAAAGGTGTTATAGTCAAACGCTTGAAGAGCGTTTTTTAAATTGCTTAAATTTGTCATTTTATATCTCCTTAATAAGCAAGATTAATTTTGTAGACCCATTATGGCATCTACACTTATATATATGGGGATTGATGAAAGGAAAATCAACCCCCACACATAATTTTTTTAAGCGACTTCTGCCATTTCTAGTGCAGTATTAAG